AGAACACCATGATAAAGAATCATTCATGGATTATTTAAACTTGACTGATATCGAACCAAATGCTAAACACTTTTTCGTTAATATCAAAACTGGTGCTGTTACAGCTCAATTCAAATCAACAAAAGAAATGGCTAAGTCAGGTGTCAAATTAGGTCCTGATGAAGATTATATGGATATCAAGGGATTAAAAAGATTTAGATTCGGTGATTATTTCAAACCAAATTTGAATGAAGATGATTTGACTCCAGCAGATGCTGGAACCAACATTCCAAAGCTTCAATCAGATGTAAAGAAATTAGCTAACATGATTAAAAATAAATTTAGCATTTATTTAAGTAAGCTTGACAAACCAATTGAACAAGCACAATTTCTTACAGCTATGGCAAGCGAAATTGGTGTTCCTTTGAATAAGTTGAGTACCATCATTGCTAGCTATAAAGACATAGCTAAAGATGGACAATTGGACACTCAAAATGCCCCTGGTATGAGAGCTGAATCAAAGGTAATCACAAAATCTGAATTGGAAGAAAGTCTTATTCCAAAAAAAGTAATAAAAATAGTAAAAGTTAAAGATATAAAATAATGAGCGATTACAGAAAGATAGCTGAAGAAGCTTTAAGAAAAGCAAGACTTGGAAAAAAAACCATTAATGAAAGTGTGTTATATCCAGAAGGTTTAGCTGAAAGAATGCATCCAAAATTGGAAGATGACTTGGCTAATCGTAGCCATTCATTGGGTAAACATCCAATCTTTCCAGAAGGTGATGAATCAAGCTTTGAAGAAAAGATAATGGGTGAACGTTTTAATGAAGTAACAAAGCGTTACAAAAGAGCTTATGATGTTGATAGCGTAAATAATCAAAGTGTTATGTCAGAGATGATGCCATTGGTTTATGAAACTATGGGACTAGAAGCTAAACATAAAAAAGCACTTGAAAAGATTGCAGTAGAGATGATTCGTGAAGAATATGATATGGGTGAAGATGTTGTTGAGATACATGCTGAATTAACTGATGAGATCAATATGGTTGGGACTAAAAAGAATCCTAAACCAATGAGTGTTGAAATGGAATTTAAAAATCATGATGATTTGGTTAATGCCAATGAAGAAGTTTATAAGAGAAGATTCGTAAATGCAATGATACAAGGTGCTGCTAAAAAATGCAATCACATGTTTCACATGGCTGATGATGAATTAACTGAACTTGATCCAAGACTTCCAAATAAGTATTCTAAGATGATGGCTGGAGCAGATTATGCTTATTACATTACATCTGGTTTAGAATCTGCTGTTAGTGGTGGTGTAGTTAAGGTTCAATTTCCAAGCAAATCAAATCCAAAAGCTGTGATATATGCACAAGCTATGGTATTACCAGTACTTATTCATGAATTGGTTAAAGGTGTTATGGAATTAATTTCAGCACATGGATTACCTAAGAATAAAAAAGTTGGTGAGTATGTGATAAATAAAGCAGACTTTTTAGCTGCTGAACCTTGGGATATGAGATTAGGACCAGGATTATGGTCCCGTTTCACAAACTTAATCGAACCAGACGACTTCAAATTGAAGCATCAGATTTATACTGAATTGGTATCATTGCCAGTAAGAGAATTTAATGTTAAAATGAGAGAGATCATGGCTGGAACCAAAGAAGGTAAAAAGATAATCGAGGATATTGTTAATGAAATTAAAACTGGATTAAAAGAAGATGAATTTAATGAAGCAATGAATGAAGTAAGTAAAAATTCTTCTGTTGCTCCAGAGACATCCGATGATATAAAAGGGTTTGGTTTTGATGAACTCTTTGGTGGAAAGACAGATGATGATTCTGATGAAGGATATGATTTCGAAGACTTATTTAAATAATCAATAAAAATACAAAAAGGCCCTATTAGGGCCTTTTTCATTATATAGCATATTTATAATAAAAGGATATGCTAACAACACGAGAGATATTTAAAGAGTATGCTGCATGTTTAACCAACCCAATCTACGGAATTGAGACTTATTTGGTAACATTCGATAAGACTCAAGAAGGGTTTGTACCGTTTAAATTATTTCCTAGACAAAAGGATATCATTTATGCTTATGAAAAACATAGATTTAATTTAGTTACCAAACCTAGACAAGCTGGTGTATCAACAACAACAGCTGCTTATATGGCAATTAAAGTTGCTTTTGCTGATGAAGAAAACCCAGAAGCTATTCTTATTATTGCCAACAAACAAGAATTGGCATTTGAATTCTTAGCCAAGATTAAAGACTTCTTATCACAATTACCAAGATGGGTTTGGGGTAGTGAGTATTATGGTACATCTAAGAATGAAGGTAAAACAATCTTCTTAACTGATTCTAAAAAAGAAATCAAATTACCAAATGGTAGTCGTGTTAAAGCGGTTGCTACATCTAAAGATGCGTTACGTGGTTTTACACCAACATATCTTGTTATGGATGAAGCTGCATATATCGATAATGGTGCTGAAGTATTTGGTGCTGCCTTAACAGCTCTTGGTACTGGTGGTAGAGCAACACTTATTTCTACTCCACGTGGTATGGATGCGTTATATTATAAGACATATGATCTAGCTAAGCAAAAAAAGAACGGATTTAATATCATTGAAATGAAATGGTATGAGGATTTACGTTACAATAAAGATTTAAAGTGGTATAGAAAGGATGAAGAGGCTGAAACAACTGAAGTAATTGAGGAAACTGAATTTACTTTTGATTCTTATCAAAGAAAAATAGATGATGGATGGAAACCAACATCATCTTGGTATGAAGAAATGTGTCTAGGTATGAATAATGATTCTAAAATGATAGCACAAGAACTTGATGTGTCATTTATTGGATCAGGTGGTAACGTTATTGATGAAGAATACATTGAACTGCAAAATAAAAATAACGTAAGAGAACCAGCTTTCACACATGGTGTTGAAAACGAAACATGGATTTGGGAAGAACCAAAAGAAGGTCACCAATATATCATGGGTGTTGACGTTTCTAGAGGAGATGGAGAAGACTCATCAACGATAACCATAGTTGATTTTACTACTATGGAACAAGTAATGGAGTATCAAGGTAAGATTCAACCTGATTTATTAGCTCAAATAGTAGAAGAATATGGTGAATTATACAAAGCATATACAGTAGTCGATATTACTGGTGGTATGGGTGTATCAACTGTATTGAAATTGCTGGAGTTTGATTACAAGAGACTTCATTATGACACACCTAATGGTAAGATATTATCTTCTAAACAAAGAGAAATAGCTGCTTATGGTAAGGATAATAAGATTCCAGGCTTCCATGCAACTTCTGTTCGTCTTCCAATGATTTCAAATCTTGAATTCAAGATCAGAACCAATGGAATCAAGATCAGATCAACTAGAATGACTTCAGAAATGAAGACCTTTATATACAAGAATGGCCGACCAGATCACATGGAAGGATATCATGATGATTTACTTATGGCATTGGGTATGTGTTTATGGGTTGTTGAACACTCATTTAAGAATCTAGAAAAATTAGAAAAGCAAACAAAAGCTATGTTAAGTAGTTGGGTTGTTGGTGTAAGTGCTGTACCACAAGAATCTGATTTGGACCGTGGAACTGGCTTTGTATCAAAAGAAAATAGACATAAAAAAGCAACAGCAAAGCCTAAATTTAGCCCAATTGTATCAAAAAACATGCAAGACCCAACAGGCCGATATATGTGGTTATTTAGCGGATCAAAATAAAACAAGCTTCTTGGTTGAAGGTAAAGCTTTATTTTTGACTGAAAGACACTATAATTAAGAAAAAAGACTATGGCAAATAAACCCTTAACAATATTTCAAAAACTTGGTCGAGTTATCGGCCCAGATTCTGTTAAACAAAAACAAAGACAACCACAGCCACAAAGATTCAACATTGGAAACAATGAATTACTTAAAACACCAGATAAAGGTGAATATGAAAGAGCTAAATTACAAGCTCAACAAAACAAGTATTTGGGTCAAATGTGGAAAAAGGTTGAAAATGGATTATTCCAACAATCTATTAATTATGAAACAACACGTATTGGTTCATATTCAGATTTTGAAGCAATGGAATTTTATCCAACAATTGCAGCTGCATTGGATGTAATGATGGAAGAATCAACAACACCTAACGACAAGGGTAGAATTTTAAATGTTTATTCAGAAAGTAATCGTGTCAAAGGTATACTAGAAGATTTATTTTTTAACAGACTTGACCTACATACATCATTACCTATGTGGACCAGAAATACATGTAAATATGGGGATAACTTTGTTTACTTAAACATTGATGAAAAACATGGTGTTTTAGGTGGTAAACAAATGCCTAATTATGAAATGGAACGCAGAGAAAGCGGTTTGTTTGATATGATTGCTGGAAGAGATACTACTAATCCTCAAGAAAGTACTTCTGATAAAACAAAATTTTATTGGAGAGGACGTGACGTTGAATTTAATTCATGGCAGATAGCTCACTTCCGTTTATTGGGTGATGATAGACGTTTACCATATGGTACCAGTGTATTGGAAAAGGCTAGAAGAATTTGGAAACAATTAATCTTATCTGAAGATTCCATGTTGGTTTATCGTGTAACTAGAGCACCAGAAAGACGTGTTTATAAGATTTATGTTGGTAACATTGATGATGCCGATGTAGAAGCATATGTAAATACGATTGCTGATAGATTCAAACGTATGCCAATTGTTGACTCACAAACTGGTCAAATGGATTTACGTTATAATCAATTATCAAATGATCAAGATTATTTCATTCCAGTAAGAACTGAAGATGCACCAAATCCAATTGATACATTACCAGGTGCAACAAACTTGGATCAAATTGCAGATATTGAATACTTGAGAAGCAATTTATTTACAGCATTGCGTGTACCTAAACCATTCTTGGGTTTTGATGAAACAACTGGTGATGGAAAGAATCTTGCATTACAAGATATTCGTTTCTCCCGAACAATTAATAGAATACAACAGTCTATGCTTCAAGAATTGAACAAGATTGCTATCATTCACTTATATATCTTAGGGTTTGAAGAAGATTTCGATAACTTCACTCTTACTCTTAACAACCCATCAACTCAAGCCGAAATGCTTAAGATTGAACACACACAATTGAAGGTTACACTTTATAAAGATGCTGTATCTGATGCTGGAAATGGTTTTGGTGCTATGTCTATGACACGTGCTAAGAGAGATATTCTTGGAATGTCTGATGATGATATCAAACAAGATTTACTTGAACAAAGAA